GCATGAACCATTCGAGCGCCGTTCGACGCAGGAATACGGGCGCTGTCCAGGTTCATAAGCATCTGATTACGTTTGAATATATCTTGTTTCGCGTCGGATTGCGCGAAGTCCCGGAACTTTTTGGGCAGCTTGCCGACATCGATGCTGTGGTCGATGGTCTGCATGACGAAGTTGTCGACCGAGCCGTACTCGCGCACGAGTTCGATCGCGCCCTTCTCGCCGATCCCGCCGACACCCTCGATCTCGTCGGACTTGTCGCCCATCAGGCACTTCACGTCGAGCCACTGGTCGGGGCGCGCGAGACTGACCCATTGCTCGGTCGGCTTGCCCTCGTCGCGCACGAAGCCGATGCCAACGCTCTCGCCGGCCGGTGAGCGAGCGCTGAAACTCGCCACGGAGATCCGGCGCTTGTTGATCAGGTCGAGCCAGGTCACGTTCGGCCGCACGAGCTGAATCCAGTCCTTGTCGCCCGACAGCAGCAGGATCGATTTCGTGGCGGCGTAGCGCCTCACCAGCATGGCTGCGAGGTCGTCGGCCTCCAGGTTAAGGGTCGACATGCGCCGGACGCCCAGCAGCTTTAGAGCCTCGATCAGAAGCCGCTTCTGCGACTTCACGCTGGCGCGAATGGTCGCCTGCTCGATCTCCTGCTTCGTCTCGGGCGGCTTGTCACGGCTCGCCTTGTAATTCGGGAACACCTCGTAGCGCCAGGAGCGCCCGTCGCCGAGCACGATCGGGTCGAGCATCGGGAATTGCTGGATCACTTCGCGCAGCCGACGAATGAAGCCGAAGACGCCGTGTGTGTCTTGATCGCCAACCGAAAGCTTCTGTTGCGATGAGGCCGCAAAGAGCCAGTTGGACTCATCGACGAGGATGAAGCCTTTTTTGGGCATGTCTGTCCTGAAAGAGAGTGGCTCCCGCTCCAGGACTCGAACCTGGAACCTTTCGATTAACAGTCGAACGCTCTACCAATTGAGCTAAGCGGAAACAGAAGGAAGAAAATGACGTGGCGGCGCGAGCACACAACTCGGGCCTTGCGCCGCCACGTCTCAGATCGCCGGCAGCGACGACGGCGATCTAGCTCTTAGACGTTATCGAGTTCCTTCATGATAGCGTCCATTTCGTTGGCGCTGAGCTCAGCGCCGAACGTATCATCGGCCGGCTTGGCCGGCGCTGCGGGCTTCGCCGGCGCGACAGGGGCCGCGGGCTTTGCAGCCGCCGCCTTCTTCGCCGCGATCTTGGCCTGCAGCGCAGCAAGCTGCGCCTCCTCGTCGTCTTCGACAGGGGCGGCGGCAGCGGCCTTCGCAGCAGCCTGCTTGGCCTCGAGCTCCTTCTTGGCCGCCGCAAGCTTGTTGCGCGCGTTCTCCTCGTCGACGGCCTTCTTCGCGAGCGCCTCGATCTCGGCAGCGTCGTCGGCGTCTGCGACAGCAGCGGTCGCCCCTGTCAACAGACCCGCGGCCGGGCGAGACACCGACGCCGGCAGACTCAGCGACGCCAGCTTGATGCCGGTCATGTTCTCGATCGCCGTGATCGCCTTCGGCTCGTCGCCGCGGAAATACTCCTTCTCGACGAGCGCGAACAGATCGATCGCCTTGTCCAACTGCGCCTTCGTGACGACCTTCGACTTGGGGTGCGGCATCACGCTGTATTCGGTATTCAGGCCGGCGCCGGAGCGCTCGATGGTAAAGTCGAAGCCGGTGTTGGCGTCGAGAATGTCGCCATATTCGGCGGCGTATTCTTCCATCAGGCCGAGCACCTTGCCCCAGGTCGTCGGCGTCAATTCGAGCGGAACCGGATCATCCGACTCAGCCGAGCCGGAACGGATCAGCGCGTTGACGACGATGGACTTCTTGGCGCGCCATTCCTTCATGAGCTTGGCGTCTTCGTCGCCGACGGCAGACTTGATCGCCGTCTCGATCAGCGCGTTGATCTTGGAGGCGGTGCCGTAGACCGTATCAGTGTCGCCGACCACGGCGACGGGCTTGCCGTTCGGATCGGTCTTGATCCAGTGAACGCCGAGCTCGAGCCAGAACTGACCTTCGGCCGCAACGGGCGACGTGACGGGAACAGGGAGAATGCGAATGCGGGTCTTGCCCTCTTTGGGCTTGATCAGCTTGGCCGACGAGCGGCTGTACTTGTTCTTGCCGGCCTTGATGAGGGCGAGCATAGCGGGGGACATGGCGTTCATAAGACTTGGGTTCCTTGGTGCTTGAGCTTTTGTGACTTAGCGAAATCTCGACTTCGCTAAATCGTATTATAGCGCGAAACGTTAGGCTTTGCGCGGAAATCAGTCATTAGTGACGGGTTTTTTTTAGCTGGGGAAACACCCGAACCAGATGCCCCAGCCGTGAATCATGGCGATCGGGAACAGGATCGCGCCGGCGATCAAATATCCCCACAGACCGAGCTTGAGGCAGACGAAAACATGCGTAAACCACGCACAGATGTTGGCCAGGATGAACGCAAAGCCAAGCAGACACCCTATAAATTTACCCATTTCATCCTCCATTAGCTGGTCTTCCTCATCGCCAGAATGCGATTCTGTTGGTCGGCGACTTCGGCTTCGCGCAGCGCCTTCGTCTTGATGGAAAGCTCGCCGCGCATTTCCTCGCGCTCGGTCGAGCCGTGCTGAATGAGCATGTCGCGGCGCTGCTCGAACGCCTTCACCGCGGTCTTGGCCTTGGACTCGACCTGCAGCGCCTCATTGAGCGCGCGGCGCAGTTCGATAATCTTCTCGTCGAGCCCTGCTTCGGACTCGAGTTCGGCCTGAGTGACCTTCACGCCGGCCGCCGCGGCGGCGTCGCGCAGCCGACGTTTGACCTTCGCGATCCCGATCTCGATCAGGAGCTCAAGATCCTTGACCTGCTTGCTGGCCTTCGCCTGCAACAGTCCGTAGTGGACATAGGTCGAGGCCTGCACGACCATCGCGCCCGACAGGTCGGCGAGCGAGTAGCTGAGCTTCGTCTTGAGCTCTTCGGCGTCGACGAAATCCTTGACTGTGAACAGGCTCATGAATGTCACTCACTATTGACTGACTATATAGCGCGAAATTTGAGGGACTGCGCGAGGTTTCAGACGATCAGCGACTGGGCGACGTCAAAAACCTTCTTCAGATTCTCCTGCTTCTCGGGCGCAAAAAATATTTCACCCGGATTAAACCCGACGATCAGATTGGCGTCGAGCGCAGCCGAATAGTGAACCTGCCCGGCCTCGTCGCTCGCCTTACCCTTGAAATCAGGAAAAAAGTAACGAACGGCCTGACCGCCCATCAGCACGATCACCGGCGGCTTTACGATGTCGATCTCCTTGTCGAAGAACGGCTTGTACGTCTTGAGCTCGCCAGCGCTGACCTGCTTGCCCTCCTTCGGACGCTTGATCAGGGCAGTCCAATAGATCTGCTCGACGCTCAAGCCCACTTCGTCGATCGCCTCCTGCACCCGCTCGAGCGCGAAGGGGCGGCGCGACGGCGAGGACAAGAACATCATGTTCTCGGCCTCCTCCTGAGTGGAAGGCGCATCGAACACGATGGCGATCTGCGCGGCGCCGCCGATGTAGGGGCGAACGGGGATGCCGTCTTCCTTCACCGCGTCCAGCATGACGTTGTAGAGCTTCTCCAGGCGACGCAGAGTCGGCTCGTCGAGCTCGATGTCGCGGTTGACCGGCACCAGCGCGTTGATCAGGCCGGGGATAAGCTCGCGCTGATCCTTGATGCGCGTCGGGCTGTTGCTCGGCAGATGTGTGGGCTCGATCGAGGCGAAGGCGCCGACCTTTTCGAGCGCGGCGATCTTGGCCGAGTTGCAGAGCCGCTTATTCACGCGCGCCGTGAAGTCGGCCTGGTTCATGAACCGAGGATAGACCGCCTTCTTGTCGCCGCGCGCCTCGACGATCGCTTTCGCCGCGTTCTCGGACAAGCCCTTGATGCGGTGAAACGGGATCATGAGCCGGGTGTCGGTGATGATTTCGAAGCGCGCGCTGGCGAGATTGATGTCGGGGACTTCGACCTCGATGCCGGCGAGCTTGGCGTCGGCGAGCAGGGCAGGGAGCTTGTCTTCGCCAACGAGCGTCAGCGTCGCGGCGTAATATTCGACCGGGAAATAGGTCTTGAGGAACATCGCCTGGTAGGAGATCAGGGCGTATTCCACAGAATGACTACGGTTAAATCCGTAGCCAGCGAAACCTTCGATCTTATCGAACAGCCGGCCTGCCCATTCAGTATCGCAGGCGATCGTCGCGACGCAGCCGTCGACGAACTTGCCGCGCTCCTTCTTCATTTCTTCGGGCAGCTTTTTACCCATGATCTTGCGCAGCTTGTCGGCGCCGGCTGGCGAATAGCCCGCAATCACACGCGAAACCTGCATGATCTGTTCCTGATAGACCATTACGCCGAACGTATCGCGCAGAACGGGTTCCATCAGCGGGTGATCGTACTCGACCGACTCGAGCCCCTGCTTGCGCTTCCAGAAGCTGTCCATCATGCCCGACTCCATCGGGCCGGGGCGATAGAGAGCGCTTGCGGCGGTGATGTCTTCGAAGGTGATCTGGCCGCCCTTGCCGAGCTCCTTAAGCAGGCGTCTAATGCCGCCGCTTTCGTACTGGAAGATGCCGATCGTCTTGCCCTCGGCGAACTTCGTCAGCACCTTCTCGTCGTCGAGCGGGATGGCGAGCAGATTGACCTTCTTGGAGTGCCGCTCGCGAATGTACTGGCAGGTCAGATCGATAATATCGAGGGTCTCGAGCCCCAGAATGTCCATCTTGACCAGGCCCTGCTCTTCTACCTGTCTTTTATCCCAACAAACAACGCGCTCGTCGCCCTTGCGATGCTCGATAACGGCGCGCTCGACGATGGGAACGCCGCCCACGATCATGCCGGCAGCGTGCTGGCCGAGGTTGCGCATGACGCCCTCGAGCTGCAGGCAGACGCCCCAGATCGGCTCCAGAGCGTCGCGGAACGCCGCGATCTCGGCGACCTGTTCGGCCGCCTCCTCGAGCTTGAGGTTCGCGCCGTGCTTCTTGGGCGCGAGCTTCGAACAGGCGTAGACCCGTTCCTCGAGCCCGAACGCCTTGCCGACGTCGCGAATTGCTGACGCCGTGCCGAGCGTGCCGAAGTTCGAGACGCCCGCGACGTTCTCGGCGCCGTAGCGCGTGGTCAGGTATTCGACGACCTCGTGCCGGCGAGCCGACATGAAGTCGAGATCGGCGTCGGGCAAGTCGATACGATCGGGGTTGATGAAGCGCTCGAACAGCAGGCCGAACCGGATAGGGTCGCACTCGGTAATGCCCATGAGATAGGCGACGAGCGAGCCCCCGACAGAGCCGCGACCAGGGCCGACCAGGATGTTCTTCGACTTGGCGAAGTTCACGACGTCATCGACCAGCAGGAAATAGCCCGAGAAGTTGAGCTTGCGCAGCACCGAGAGCTCATAGGCGAGCCGCTCGCGGTAGACGCCGGCGAGTTCGGGGGCGCTCGGCACATGGCCGAAGACAGGCGCGACGAAGCGCTTCTTCCAGCCCTCCTTGCACTTCTGCACAACGGCCATGAACTCGTCGGGCGCCATCTTGGGCAGCGACACCGGCTGTTTCTTCCACTCGAATTTGACCATATCGACGAGCGTCTCGGTGTTCTTGAGGCCGCGGCCGAACTCCGAGCCGATGCCGATCGTCGAATCGCCGCGATGCGTCTTGAGCCGATTGACCAGATCGAGCGTCGCGCGAGCGAGCGCAGGGCCGGTCATTGGGCTGAAGTCGCGAACCGCGTTCGACAGATTCCAGAGCGACGACAGCGGCGTGTTCGAGCAGATCGCGCCCATCACCTCGGTCGCGTCGGCGCCGCCCTCGTCATAGAAGACCGGGCGGGTGATGAGCAGCGGGTAGCCGGTCTCCCGCGACAGCTCGATCGCCTTCTTGTTCAGCGTATCGAACAGGGGCGTGTCGATCGGGGAGACCGTCAGGAACGTGTTAGACGCGCTTAGAGCGCTTGCGACGTTCGCTAGTATCTCGCGCGCGTCGCTGCGATGAAACACGCTGTAGACGTCGCTAGACGCGATTGCGACGTCATCCGCAGAGAGCTTGTCGAGCTCTTTATACAGATCGAAAAAACTGAGCTTTGAGTTGAAATAGAAGTGATGCTCGTCGTTGGCGAGCGACAGCAGCCGGAACAGCGCCTTGAGGCCGGTCTCCGACAGCACGTAATAGGTCAGAAAGGTCTCGAGCGGGGCTTTGACCTTGCCCTCTTTCTTGGGCGGCTTGCGCCAGGTGTGGTCGTCGACGAGCCGCAACCTACAGCCGATCACAGGTTTGATGCCCGCCTTCTGGCACCGGCCAGTGAAATCGATCATGGATGTGATCGACATGGTATCGGTCAAAGCGAGGGCTTTCGCCCCCGCCTTCTTGGCAGCCTCCACTAGCCGCTCGATCGTGAGTATCGACTCGCCTATAGAAAAATTCGAACGAGCGGCAAGGAGTGCGTGCATTAACCGTCGAGCCTCTTCCAGTTGGTGATCAGAATGACCTGCACGCCGACGTGCTGTTTCAGCCAGGCCTCGACCCCGTTCAGGTCCGATTCAGTGCGGATATCGAACAGATTGGAGAGAATGATCCGCGCCTCGCGCGTGACAATCTGCGTCGCGTCGTTGGCGGCGGGCTGATCGTATTTGTACCAGATCGCCAGCTTGGGCTGCGGCGTCGGAAGTGGCGGCGGCGCCGCCGCAGCAGGCTCGGTCGTGTCTGTCGTTTCGTTCATAGGCTGCTCCTCAAGAAATACCGATCTGCCTCGCAGTCGATAGCGCCGACGTTCTTGTAAGCCGTCAGCAACTCCGCGGCCCGACGAGTGGCGGTGTCGGGCGGAATGTTGTTCCCGCGCACCAGAAGGTTCGCGAAATCTGCAACCGTAAGCGTCATGTTCCTGAGCAGCACGGCGCAAAGCAGGAAATGCTCGCGCAATTTCAGGCTGCTGCCCTTGATCGGATTGACGCCCTGCTTTAGGGCCGGCAGGAAGTGCTTGGCGATCGCCGCCTCGAGCGGCGAGAACACCGGCGGCTGCGCCGCAGGGCGCGGCTCCGGCTTGGGGGCAATGCCGAAGCGTGCATGCAGTCTGGCCTTCGCCGCTCGCGCCTCTGGCTCGCATTGCACAACGAACAGGCATTTCTGACAGACGGTATGGTCGGACTTGAATACCATGGGGCGTCCGAAGCAGCCGGGCTGCTTGTCCACAGCCAAAAGTTTTTGTTGCTCAGCCATTTCTGCAAGCTCTCGATAGATGGTTCGGCGCTCACTGGTGTCCATGTCCAGAAAATCGAACACCATGCTGGCGGTCAGATCCGCCGGCGCGACCGCGGCGATGCCCTGTTTGCGACCCAGCGCGGCTTGAGCCTGTCGCTCGACGATGCCGTCGAGCACTTGGCTCGGCGGGTCGGCCATCATTCGAACGAATGACGCTGCACGCGCCGACAGCTTGCTGATGACCCACTCTCGATTGGTGAGCTTCTCGAACAATTCGCCGGTCGACGACGCATTCTCGTCGGCAATGCGATCGCCTCTGGCCTCGCCGTCATCATCGGAACCGAGCGGCGCGTCGAGCGAGACGGGCCGCGCCTCGTCGATCTGCTCCTGCACCCATCGATTGATGTGAAGCTGCATGCCGCGCCGCAGGTAGGCGAGGAAGGGAACGCCGTGCTCCTCGCTCCACTTGTCGCGCGCCACGCACCAGGCGATGCAGAGCTCCTGGTAGATGTCTTGCGAGCGCAGCGTCTTGGCGCCAGCCGCATGTGCTCTACGCAGCACACGGCCAGCAAACGCCCAGATGGCCTTGTCGTGCTCGGGCGACCAGGTGATCGTGCTCACGCCCCGAACACCCGCTGAGCGAACTGATTGGCGACCTCGCGATCGTTGCGCGGCAGACGGGCTCCCCAAGCGCGCTCGATACCCTCGCGCCAGGCGCCGCCCTTCATGACGGCGTATTTGCCGGCGTTGATCAGCTCGCGCGGCGAGATTGTCGCCGACATGCGCGCGGCCTTGAACGCCTCACGCACGCTGTTGGCGAACTCGACGAGCTTGCCGGCGTCCTTCTTGTCGATGCCGGCCTGACCCGATACGACGGCCGTCTCGAGCGAGGCCGGCATGTACAGAACCTCGACCGTGACGCCGAAGCGGCTGTAGTTTGCCGCATCCTGCATCTGCGTGCCCTGATAGAGCCCGCTCTCGTCGCCGCAGCCGTTGGTGTTGCCCGTCGCCAGGAAGCGAAAGTTCGCATGCGGCTTGATCAGGCGAAGCTCGGGCGGCGCCTCCTTGATGTAGAGCGCCTTGCCCTCCATGACGGGCTGATAAAGGGAGAGCACGCTGGCGGGCGCGCGATCGTACTCGTCGGCGAGGTAGCGATAGCCGTTGATCATCGCCAGCGGCAGCGGTCCAAGCATGAACTGCGTTTCGCCGTCGCGAACGGTCCACTGACCCAGGATGTGCGATTCTTCGGTGTTGACGGTGTGCTGAACGCGCACGAGCGGGGCGCGCTGATGAGCGGCCATCTGCTCGAACACGGTCGTCTTGCCCGTGCCGTGATAGCCCCAGGCCAGAGCCGGAACCCGCATCTGGTGAGCGATCAGTAGTGACTTCAACAAATCGGGATCGAAAATGTAATTCGCATCCTCGTCGGGCACATGCAGCGCCTCTTCCTCGG